GTTGTTCAACTTATTCACATGAATAATTTAGCCTCATCTTTTGTAATATATGACATTTTTTATAAATTAATCATTAAAAGGATTATCAATTTCTTTTTTTTCTTCAATAACTTCTTCAATAACTTCAACCTCTTCTTCAATTAATACTGTAGGCTCTTCAATAACTTCGCTCACAGTTTCTTTTTTAACTTCATCGATAACTTTGTCGTTATTTATTTTTTCATCGCTTAAATCTTCAAATTCAAACAAGTTTTTGTAATTTCATTTTAAATTTTGGTATTCTTTTTCATTTACTTCAAAATTTTTACCTTTTTTTACTTTAATTTTAACACCGTTACTTCTAACAAGTGTAGAAATATTTCAAATATATTTTACTAACATAATTCTTTAAATTAATAAATTAAAATCTAAATGATAAGGAGGAAGATTATTCCTCCTTACGATTAAACTGTAATATTTAACCCCATTGCAACCGTTTTTCCTAACCCTGCTTTTTCAGAAGCGATAGCAAACCCGAATTCAAATGTAGCTGTCAATAATACTCATTTACCTGGTACTTTAGTTGTATCAATCTCTAAGATTTGACCGTAACCGTATTGAACTGCTGGTCTATATAATAGAGCCATTTGTCAAACTGTATTTGATGCACCTGTAGATGATACTTTACCAGTTGCTTGAGCTAATGCTGGCATATCTCTATGAACCATAATATCAACACCGTAAACATTTGCTAATACTCATGTCATAATAGTAGCATTTGTAGATATTTTATCATAAGTTTTAACATTTGTAATTCCTAATGCTTTATTATAAACATTTCTAGGCATTATAAATAATAAGTTTGAAATATCAGCACCGTAATCCCCAACCAATGTAATCATATCTAAGAAATCTTGATCATCAAGTGTTCCTACTGATATATTATTAGCTAACCCAGCTTTTCTGATTCATACATCCCCTTGTAAGTAATACAAAGTACTAGCTGGAGTTCCTCAATCTAAGTTTACGTTACCAGAAGTAGCAGTATCCCCATTAATCAAAACAGCATCAATAGTCCTAGCAGCACTTCTATTTAATCTATCTCTAGCGATAGCTTCTAATTGACCGATAGAGTAGTTTAATTCTCTTTTTGATAGAGGAATTTGTAGAATATATTGACCTTGTGTGATTATAATTTCACCCGTAGCTAAGTTTGGAGCTGTAGGATCTTTTGGAGTAGCTGAACCTGTTGTCCATTCAGTATTACCTTCAAAAATTGAAGCTTCACCTACTAATGCAACTTTTTCAGACACAGCCATTCAAGTTCCGTGATTACCTGGTAATTTAGGTAATAACATTGAGTATTGAGGGATTAAATCCAAGATATTTTCAGATAATACATTCAAAGGAATTAATTCTTTACCTGCACCTGTATTTGTAGTGTGAACTACTTCATTTGCTTTAGTTTCAAATGCTTTAATTTCATTTTTGATATCTTCAATAAGTGAAACTTCTCAAACCATTTTAGCTTCTCCTAGTATTTCTAGGAATTTATTAGTATTCATTTTGTTTAAATTAAAAAATATTAAATTTGTTTAGCCATTTTTAATGCTTTCGTTAATGCATCCCCTTTAGCTTCTTTTACTTCAATTGGTTTTTCAAAATTATATCATTTTGAATTTCTTAAAGCCTTAACTAATGCGAACATTTCAATCAATTCAGCATCAAAATTTTTTAAACTATCAACCATAACAGTCAATAAATTTTCTTGTGATTTAGTATATTCAGCAAAAGTATTTTTTACCGTTTCAACTAATTCACTTTTTATGTTTTCCGATTTATCTCATAAGGCTTTATCAATCTTATCAAATAAAGCAACTTCTAAACTTTTCTTTAAATCGCTTGATGTTTCTTTAAGTCTTTTTTCAAAAATTTTAAAAGAAAAATCTTTTAATCCTTTTTCTTCTACTTGTGAGTCATCAGTTGTTTCACTGGCTGTAATTTCAACAGCTTTTTCAATTTCTTCACTAGTTTCAGTAGGTTTTGGATCTTCAATAATTGGTTCAGGAACGATTTCTGGAGTAACTTCTGGAATAACTTCTTCTTGTTTTTCTTCCTCTTTAACTTCTTCAATAATTTCTTCTTTATTTTCTTGTTCTGCTATTTCTTTAATAAAACAGTCATCTAAAGATTTAATTATTGTGAATGGATTAGCTGGAATACTTACAATAGATATTTCAAGAAGTTCTAATTCTTTTATTTCGAATACATATTCTTCATTAACAAATTTTTCATCCCAATCTTCAACTTTATATCAAATAGAAAATCATTTTAATACACCGTTTTTAATTGCTGATATACATCAATCAATATCTTCTGATATTTCAGCAACAATGTATAATCAAGTTTCATCTATTTTTAAATCTGTAGCTTTTCAAATAGGTTTATCCATTTTATGTTGCAATAGGATAACTGGATTTTGTTTGTATTCTGATATAGTACTCATGAAAGCACTAGGTAACACAACATCTCAAACTCTATCCTTATTTATAGTTGAAGCATATCAAGAAACTTTTAATATTTCTTTTCCATCTCTTTTAATTATTTCAATTCATTTCGTATCGAATGAAGCATGAAAATAATTTTGTTTTTTTAATAACTTAAGATTCATAATTTTTATTATTAAATATATAAACACTTTTATATTACTCTTTTTTAGAAAAAATCAAATTTTTTATAAAATGTTATAAGTCACCGTACATCTACACCTTGGATTATTATTTGCTGGAGCTATTAAATCCCCCGTTCAAGAAAATCTAGCATTCAAATCAATCCATCAATCATCTTGATTTTGTGTGTGGCTTGGTTCTACCCTATCATCATTTACAGTCAACCATTTCTTTTCAACCTTAGCTCATTTATCTCGTAATTGTTGAACCACTGCATTTCAACCCACTTCATTAGCTTTTCATATTTCCCTTGTTGCTATTAATTCAGCTCTACTTGGAGCAAATATATTTTTGTCTAATGCTTGGATCTTTTTTGAAACTTCTTGTGGAGTTTCTTGGGTTTCTATTCGGGTTTTTAATAATGATATTATTCAAGCTTTCGTTGTAGCTGTAATACTTCATTTTCGGTCAGATAAATATAAAGTTTCTAAGCTTTCAAAATAATCTACTGCATATTTATTCTCTAGATTAAAATCAACTCATAAAGCCATTAAATCTTTTTCGAAAATTTTAAACATTGCCGTATACCCTCTATCTGTTTGAGCTTTTCAATTCTTTAAAACTATATTTACAATCTCATATATTCACATAGCTTGCCAGAAGTTCTCTATATCTATTTTTGTATCAACTTCGAGTCATTTCCCTAAGTTTTCTGCCTCTTTTAATACAATATAAGGATTTTCTAGCAAGATTATGAAGTTTTCATTTAAAAACTTAAGTTGTTTTTTGAATGATTTTTTTAATTGAGCCTGAGTTTTTACCTCTAATTTTTTCAATTTCATGATGTAGTTTCGTTAGTATTTATATTAATATCAGCAGTTATATCCTCTAACAAAGTAAATCAACTTGATATAATAGGCTCATTAGCTTCACTAGCTTTATATATTTCAAGTCATCTTTCTTGTCTGATCTCATTAATTGTAATAATTCAAAGTTTTACATCTTCTCTTTGTCCTTTTTCAATAAATTCTCTTTTATCAACATTTTCTGAATCAAATTTAATCGTGATTCATTTTGAATATAATTTTTTATCTACAAATTTATTATAAAAAGTATTAACAATGTATTCAACATATTTTGCATTAGGTTGAATTGTATATTCAACATAATTTTGCGACATTGTTACCCCGTTTGAAAAATTCACATCAGAAACATATCATAAAATATTTTTAGGAACTCAAAACGTTGCACAAACTTTATCAGTTGTTAATTTTCTTAAATTTATGAATTCAATATCTCTATTTGATAGAGCTATAGTTTTAACATCCTTAATTCAATTTGAAATTATAAACTTATGAGCATTTTCTGATCATGTTAAATCTGATTTGATTCTATCGCTAGCCATTGACATTTCTTCTTCCGTATATCATTCTCAATCAAGCATAAATATTGCATTAGGCACTCAATTATTCTTGAAAAAATAAAAGTTATGCTTGCTTGCTTCTAAATCTGATAATCATTCCCACACAATTCATTCAATAAGTGAAAGTCCTTGGTAAGTATTGTTTGGATCTTGTTCGAATTGAAAGTATGCGATTTCATCCCTCATATATTGCACTGGATCTTTACCTAGAATATTTTGTACAAATTTAACTATATTTCAATTAGATTTATCAATATATTTTGTGATAGTTCTAGGGTCTATAAATTTAACTCATACAACTTTTGTTGATTCACCTTGATATTCTGGAACTAGATATAGTTCTCATGCTATAAAAGAATGCTTAAAAGTATTTAATATAAAATCATATAAAGTCGGGTATTCAAATATACTAAAAATTTCTTGTTCATTTGATAAATGAATAACTTCTTTATTTTTATCTTGCAAATACATTCCATTTTTACCAACAGCTTTACTTATTTCTCTCACTGATGACCTTATATCAGTATTAGCTCTATATAAATCATAAAAAGTTTGCATACTGATTTTTATTTCTCAATTTCGGTCAATCAAATCTTTTATATTGATTCTACTTCATTTTGGAGCAATAAAATTTTTTTTATTAATTATTTTCCCTATATTATCGTATATTTTCTTAAGCATGTGATAAAGTATTATTAAATAATAATTTTATTATATTTATGTTTTAAAAAAATCAAATATTTTAAAATTAACAAGTAGAAATCATTAATTTCTTTTTAGTTTTTATAAAATTATCAAGCACCCCACTCAATCAATCCACAAAGTCATCATGTACCCCTTTAACTGGAAAAGCTAAAAGTTGCGTTTCTGCTTCTTTAATATCCTTGTGTTTACTTGGTAATATTATCCTATTCGCTATAAAATGTGGTATATGTGGCTCAAAATGAGTTACTTTATCCTTTGGATATTTAAGTTCTTCAATTGGTAACGATAAATTATACTCTTCTTTAGCAAGTTTTTTAATCCAAAATCAAAATCATTGATTAGCTTTTTCATCATAAGTAAGCTTCCTTATTTTACTTGAATATTTTTGATATAATAAAATAGTTTTTCTTGCTTGTTTTTCTACATCAAGTTTTTCAAGTACAAAATCTATTACATAATAATTTTTATCTTTTTTATTTTCTCATAATAACATACAACAAAAATAATCCGATGTTTTATTTCAAGTATGAGTTGTATCTGCATGCATATAAAAAGAATCAAAATCATCTAAATTAATATATTCATAATATCTTAAATATTGCTCCTTAATTAATCAAGCCTCATATAAATCAATAGGGATTAATAAATAATTTTGATTAAAAGCCCTAGGTCATTCATCTTCCCTAATCTTTTCAATAACTGTATCAGTGAAAAAATCCCATTGTACAACTCAATCAATAATCAAAGGTTGCCTTAATATATTCCATCACTTAGCATGTTCTTTTTCTTTTCTAAATCTTGGTACAATTCAATCTTGATTTATCGTATTTCAAAGAAAAATTATTTTTCATGTTCAATCCTTAGTCATTGCCCCGAATGTTTCTCATGTAACCTTTTGATAATTTTTTTCTATAATATCTGCATTTCTTACAGAATCAGACACATCAATATCATCCAGTATAAGTAAATCAGGTCTTGAATTTCTTGATATAGCACCTCTTAACTTTTGACCAAGAGAAGTAGCTAAAACCTTAACTCCGTTAGTTGTATCAAAATTCCCTACTGATTTCTTTTGTAATTCTTCCCTACTTCAATTAAGAGTGAATAGCTTTCAATAATCCCTCATGACGTTATTATTCAATAATTTTATAGCTATTTGGGTTGTATTTCTTGTAGAAGCTACATCATCAAATGATTGCCAGTTTATAAACTTACAAAAATTATTTGCAATCTTATAAGTTACAACACTTGAAATAATA